TAATTAAATCACGAATATCTGCATCATTTACAGAACACAAAGTACCACTAGTGCCACCTACTTCTACGTGCATGTCATTTAAACTAATAGGACCGCTAGTTTGAAGTGCCATTATGTTCCACCATAAATTGTGCCGCTATTGCTCAACGTTCTTGATGTGCCTGTTATAGCTGATCCTGCAGAACCGCCTTGACACTGGACAGATGTAAAAGCACCACGATAGCCTCTTCCACCTGCTGCACCCCAGCCACCGCCACCGCCTGACGATCCTGTGTTACCACCTGCTCCACCGTTTTGACCTGCTTCGTTAGCAGCGCCACCATAAGTGCTGCCACTAATACCAGTAGTGTATCTAGTTCCAGGTAGTATTCTACCGCTTCCGTCTCCTCCTGTTGATACACTGTCCTCGTCTGCAGATCTCCAACCAGCACCACCAGCTTGACCACCATAGCTTTTTGACCAAGAATAATTAGATGATGTAAACCTAAAGCCTCGCTCATTTAATGCACCACCAAAACCAATTCTAGGAACATTGCTATTGTCTGTTCCATATATACCAAAGGTTGAATAGTTTGGGCCATTAGTAGTATAATTGGGCCAACCGCTACCTTGATCTGAATTTTGCCAAGCAGGGCCAAAAGGAAAGCCACCCTCTGCACCACCAGCGCCTCCGCCTCCGCCAGATCCAGAGTTCTGAGGTTCTACACCAGAGGAGCCGCCTCCTCCTCCACCGCCAGCAATGTATGCGCCAGAGGAATTTATAATAGTTACACCTGATGATGTAACATTAATAGCAGGTCCACCATCATGACCAGTGCCTAAATTAGCGGTGCTATAGCCAGACCTGTAAGTACTAGCAGTTGGATGAGGAGTGTTTTTTAAAGCAAGACCACAGCCTCCTTGACCACCTTTGCCTATAATCTTTCCATCATTTATTATAGTACAAGGTATATCTACAGTCAATGCCGCTACTGTTCTATCGTCAGACCAAACCCACATGCTAGAAGGTATACGTAAAGTACCACCCGATGATATGTAAGTTGATGCTGAGATTTGTTTAAGCTGTACTTGTCCATTAACTGTGCTGCCACTTGTAGGTAATTCTGTTTCAGAAGTAGCGCCATAGTAATCTGCAAAGTCTGTGTTGCCATTTGGAGTAGAGTTAATTGTCCTTCCTGCAGCAGCAGTAAGACCTCTAATGTCAGTGTCATTCATGCTGCATGTAGTACCTGAAGAACCACCTGCCTCTATATGAATGTCATTTAGACTAATAGCACCGCTAGTCTGAAGAGCCATCCTTTAACGCCTCTATCTCTGCTTTTAATTCTTTGATGGACTCAATAAGTACACCTACTATGTTACCATAGGCTACAGATAGATAATCACCACGTCCACTATCCATTACAACTTCTGGCATAACCTGTTGCATCTCTTGTGCTATAACACCTGTACCACGCTCACCGTCCTTGTCATACATAACACCACGCATTTGTGATACTTTGTCAAGCGCACCTTCAATAGTTTCTACATTCTCTTTTAGTCTTGCGTCTGAGAAAGCTGTAATGTTACCTGTTGCTGTAAAAGAACCTGATAGGTTATTACCGTTGTTTGATAGGTTACCTAACCCTACTTCTGCAGGAGTGTCAATAGTACAAGTAATAACACCAGTGCTGTTGTTGTAAGATATACCAGCACCTGCAGATAAAGCTGCTCTTGCAGCAGTTTGTGTACCGCTTCCAGAGTCAGTAAAAGTTCCACTAACAGTTAAGTTACCTGTTATTGTAGCATTCTCATCTACAGTAAGTGTATCTGTTCTTACTGTACCATCAAAGTAAGCGTCCTTGTACTGTAGTGCTGTTGTTCCTAGATCCACAGCATTAGTAGTCTTAGGTCTAAGAGTTGCTGCTGTAGCAACTATATCTTGGGATGGACCTATAGTCTCAATAGGTGCGCCCTCACCTGCAGTGCCATCGTGAGTGTGACCTGTACTAGCGTTAAATGCTGACTGTACCTGATTGTACTCATCATTAAAATCGTCAGCGTCAATAACGCTACCTGTGACTATGTTAGCTGCCGCTTGTCTTGTATAACCTGCCATTGTTACTGCCTATCATGTTCTCTGTACTCAAGCACTGCTGTGTCAAGAGTGAAGGTTGGATTTATTGAGTTATCTGTTATCCTCATAGCTACTGTTTTAAATGAGCCTACTAAATTTTCTTTATATATTTTATCTAAGTTACCACCATACTTAGTATTTGCACCACCGTATATCGAAGTAGATGCACCATATAGACTTACCCCACCACCAGATGCACCTATTTGTATGAGTGGAGGTTGAATAACTCCAGGGTCATTCTTAGAATCAAAGTCTATAGAAAAGCTTACATCAAGATTCATAGTTCCTGTAGGCTGTGCGTATAACGTAAGCTTGTACATAGTTTTACGTATCTGTGGATCAGTGATGGGCATGAAAGGAGATTCATATATGGCCTCAATAGGAGCGCCATCAAAAGAATTACCTGAGTCCATTACATAACAGTAACCGTCATCATTACCAAATAGAACAGTTTCTGTTGCACCTGAATACGTACTATCTGCTACATTTACTTTTAACCCTTTAGTCCTTGACCAAGCTATACCACTACCACCTTGAGCAATAAACTTGGTTGCTATTAAACCTCCAGCAGCAGGTGCTTGTACAGTGGGTATATATGCAAATATCCTGTACTGAGATTTACCCCTAATTAACACAGAACAAAATGTGTCTGTCTGTGCTATAAACTCTTGAGCGTCTTTATATATCTGATCTGATGCAACGTCAAGTGCAAAGTCACCGATACGGTCAGTAGCACCAAGTAAACGTACACCATCAGGAGATAGGTACACTACGTCACCACCAAACTCTTTTATAGTATCAGGGTTAATACAACCAATCTTATCTGATATAGGTTCTAGTCTAAAGTCTGATGAAGTAGTACCTACAAGTTTCTTGATTGTGTCTGTAGTAAAAATGATAAGCTGTTCACGAAAGCCTATCATGCCTGTTACATCGTAACCAACGTTTATTGTACCAGCGCCATTACCTGTAGCAAAGTCATCTACTGTGTTTGGTGCTGTAAAGAATATCTTACTACCTTTAGAGTAGAAAGCATGGTTTTTAAATAGTACAACATTCTCTGCACCTTGTACGTCTGCACTGTTTGACGATGTTAGTGATACCATAGTATTACCACTAGCATTGTATATTATTGGAAAACTCTTACTATCAACAAATATTGTTTTGTCTTCTTGTGTAAAGTTAAAGTCAGCAAACCTAGCTTTTAGTGTATTTGTAGAAGAGCTTGTACCTATATGTGACCAAGTAGTTCCTGTGCCGTGATAGTATAATGTTTTATTTACTTGACTACCATGAAACGTACCAAAAGTAAGAACAGTATCATCTGCTAATGTTTGAGCGGAGTCAAGTACAATACTATTTTGATTTGTTAGTGATGCGACTTTTACAGTACCAGAGATACCTGTGCCTGTGACAAACATACCAGCTTTTATATTAGTAACAAAACTAAGTACGGCATCGTCTGCTAAAGATACTGCTGTATCTAGTATAATACTAGTTTGACTTGTTACAGTCTTTACTGTTACAGTACCAGTAATACCTGTACCAGTTACAACCATTCCTTTAGTAATAGTTCCAAATGCTGCACCAGTACCAGCAACGCTAACACCTGTGACTGGACCTTCTGCTAAACCTGTACCTGCTATGGTGGCTCCTGTTATACCACCTGATCCATCTACTGTAGTTATTGTTATAGTTGCATCGTTAGCTGTAGTAGCACCGTTTAACTGCGTACCAACTATAGTAATTGTTTCACTAGCTGAAAAACCTGAACCTGCTGCAGTTATAGCTACTGTGTATGTAGTACCTGTTTTAGTAACATCAAATGTAGCACTAGTACCAGAACCACTGTAACCAGACTGCGTTGGATTTGTATATGTGACTGCACTAGAACCAACAGAAGTAACTGTTACAGTTGCATCATTTGCTGTAGTAGCACCACCTAAGTTTGTACCAAGTACTGTTACTGTTTCGTTAACCTTAAAGCCTGTACCTGCTGCATTTATTGCTGCTGTGTATGTGCCGTTGGTATTTGTTATATCAAAAGTAGCATTATCATCTCCAACACTAGAACTGTGTGATACTCCTGTATAATCTTTAGATAATTCAACAAATTTTATATCTGACCAATCTGCAGTGCTTGCAAACGCTCTACCGTTTGAACTTGCTGACTGTGCTGAAAACTCAACTAATGGTTCTATTCTATATGTGGTTGAACTGTTAGGTGCAACAATAGTAGTACCTGGATTAAAGTGATCCCATCCAGCAACTCCATCACTTACTCTAACCACAGTTGCTACTTTGGAT